GTTACAGGAAACATATGTGGGGGAACACAGGTTCCATCTAGTATTGAGCATAAGGTAATTGTTAATAAATATTTCATAATTTGTTTGACTTCTATCTTCATCCCATATAATTAAGATTTTATGCAAAAAAGAAAAAGTAAAAGTCTTGTACTTGATAGTATCATGACTGAAGTAGATGAACAATTATCTTTACTACCAACTAATGATTTCGATGGCAGCCCTATACAAGAATCACTACACATGGATATGTATGTAGATGCTATTGCTAATACACATTTTGTTGATGGTATTGGTAGAAAACATTATCCGTTTAACAAAACAATTGCGACAATTTTAGTCGAGGATGAATTAGAATGTCGTAACTTAGAACCAACACAGGAGGACAAAAATGGCAATTAAAAAAACAATTAAATTTACATCTGGTAGTATTACATTACCACCAACAAGTAGTGCACATGTAAATATACCAACGACTCATTGGTCGGTAGATTTACCATTAGGAGAAAAGCCTGAAGGTGATCTTGGTTTAGAACTTGCATTAGATAGACTTGGAGAAACAATCAAAGGTCTTATGCAAAATATAGATACCCTTCAAAAAAATTTAAATAAACTAACAGCTGAGAATCAAAAACTTAAAGATGCTTTAGGTATTGTTGAGTCTCCATTAGTATTAACAGAAGACATGGAGGTGAAGGATGGACATTAATAAATGGAAATCTGTTGCTATTAAGAAAACTGATTATGATTTACTAAAAGGTTTATGTAAAGAAAAGTTTAGAGCTCCAGGTGCAATGATCTCAAAAATATTAAGTGATTATGTGGACCATCAGGCCAGAAAACATAAAATTCCTAGTGCAGCTTTTAGAACTAAATTATTAAATGGTAGTGCTGATGAACTTAAAAAAAATAAAGGGTAAAGAGTTTTTTACAATAGAACTCGACTTGGAAACAAATAATGTAAGGTTGTTTGTTAATGGTGAATTAAGAAATAAAATACATACGATCAAAGCAGAAACATTATTTGATCGTATGTTAAAAATTGCAAAATTAAAATTCCTTAAGATGAGAGATAAAGTTGAGCAATAATTAATGAGTGCCACTTTTGGTTTCGGGATGCTGGTTTATGGTATTATTTGTTTACTAATTGCATCAATAATTACATATTATATAATCAATAAAATTAAATGAATTATATATTAATAGTCCTAATAATAGGTATCATTTATGGACTAATTACTTTGTTATTAATGTTTTGGAATAAAGAGGATGTTGATAGTCAAAATGTTACTAAAAATAACAAGTAAGAAAGATAAAGATCTACAATCTTTAATGTTGAGACATTATACAAAGCCAAAAGGTTTTGTAGGCCGATCAATTTGTTATGCAATTTATTATAATAATACTTATTATGGCCATATTTTAGGTGGTAGTAGCACCTTGTATCTTAAGGGTCGTAATGAATTTTTCGGTGTAGATAAGACTAAATTAAAAAATATAGTTAATAATATCTTCTACCACATAGAAAAAGTTAATAATAAATACCCATGTCGTAACTTTACTTCTTTAGTTTTAAAAGCTTGGAGAGAAAAAATTATTGAAGATTGGTTAAATAAATATGGAGATAGAGTAATAGGTTTTGAATCTTTAATAGAACCTCCTAGAAATGGTGCATTATATAAAAAAGATGGATGGATATGTATTGGTAAAACTTATGGATATACCTGTAAAAGAATCCCTGGGATTGAAAAGGGTATATTTAAATATGGAAAAAGAGTTTGGGATAGAAAAAATTTAAGACCTAAATTAATTTTTTGTCGTGGGGTATAAGCCCTAGACCTGCTTAAAAAATCTGTCAAGTCCTTTGAGCCCTGGTTCGTGATTCGATATAATTAACTGTTGCAACTTAAAAAAAATTTTTATATGACTAA